TGTACATTGCTTATAATGCAACACACCAGCCTATTTGTATGGCTAAAACTTACTCTATATTTGCAGCGTGTATTTCTTGTCCGCGATACATAGTCTTACCTCTATGAATATGGACTTGATCAAAGTGGAAGCTATCATCATTGCCATCTTTGTAGAAAATAACGCTTACTCCTTGCTGCCAGTTCTCAAAGTACTGTAACGCTTGTCCCTTAACATCAACCCCGCCCTTGACGGATGGTACAGCGCCGTCTACTCTGCAGAGGCAGCCAGGACTAAAGGCAACTGACTTAATTGCTTGGTCGCGGTCAAAGATAGTCTTACTTTGCTGTTCCATACGATGAGTATGGCCAAAGATTGTAGAAATATTAGGATTTGAGTTTGTATATTGAGCAGCGGTTGAGCCACTAGCATTGGCACGATCACCATGCATAGCACGAAGACGCTTATTAATCCAGTGTGCTGCAGCAGGATAGCCGTCAATAAACTCGACACCTAACTCATCACAACGTAATAGATTCTGTAGGCTAAGAACAGGCCACGAATCTGGTGTGTTTGCTACCTTAATGCCGTAAGCGGCAGCAGCATTGTTATTAATAAAACGAGTGAGGCGCTTATCATGATTGCCCTCAAGAAGGATGATCCGTGCATCAGTCCCGGCGTTAGCACGTTGTTCAGCAAGGAAACGATGACCACGATTAATAGCAAGCTGAGCAGTATGAGCAAAGTTAGTCTCCTGTTCATACGTGCCGTACATAGGAAGATCTAAAAAGTCACCAAGATTGATAACTTGAGCCAAGGGGTGCCCGTGATCTAGTCCAACAATCTGAAGTGCCACATCCATGGCGTCCTCATCGTGGAAAGGATCTAAAGTCCCATCTTCATACTTACGGTATCCAATTTGTGGATCAGGCAATGCTACAGCAACTTTCCAGTCACTACTGATTAAAGACGGGGTGCGCACTTTAGGTGTAACTACTGTGGGTGCAGCCTGTTGTACAGGTTGCCACGCAGGTCCTTCACTCCATTTAGGAGAGAGGATGATTTTAGTATCATCAGGGTTATTAGATAGGCTAACTTTACTGATCTTGCCTACATCTTCAGGAGTGAGCCCGTTTGATTTAAGAAGGCGTTCAATTGAGTTAATACCATTGGATGCTACTGCATCTGTTTTGGCATCATTATACGCATCATTTAACGACATCCGCACTCTCCAATTCTATGAGCACGAAGAGTAGTAATACTAAAGGTGGCCCCGGCCTCTTTGTACAGTAAAAATAAGTTTTTGTTTGAGAAATCATCGTCTGATATAGACGCAGTAAAAGCATCTTTTTCTTCACCAATAAAGGTGTTGCCCCATTGTGCTACAACACAGCGATTAGCTGCTACTTCTAGTTTTGCTTTTTCGTATAGTTCTGTTAACATTGCGCCTCCTAATTTTAAATAGGGCCCGAGGTTTACTCAGGCCCTATTACTTATTATACACTATTTTAGTATGAAGTGCCAATTCCTTGATCGAAGCTTTGTGTGCTGCGAATTACAGAAGGCGAAACAATTCGGCCATTAGCCTGTGTTGCTCCTGCTGCTGGATCTGTCTGCTTCATGTAGTTACCCTTAATCGTTTGTGCTGCACCGTTACGCTCCATTGCTGGAGTCTTTGGTACGTTTACACGATTTGATTTTGTACCAGAAGCTGTTGGGTCACCAGCTGCTGTGTTTTTCTTTCCTACTAATGTTCCTGATGCTGGTGAAGCAGACGGTGAAGAAAACTTCACGCCTTCTTTACCCATAGTAGAACGACCCTGTGTATTTCCTGCGGCTGCTGCCACATCTACATCGGACTTTGCCATGTTGGTACCTAACTGTTAGAGAGCTCTTGGTCTAAGAGTATATCAAATAGAGAAAATTGTAAATACTATTGCTGAGATTTTTCCATCTCGAGAGTCCACTGTAGTGAACCCAGGGATAGTAGCTAATCGCATTCCTCTAGGGGCTACATAGCCACTAGCGATAGCGATTGCCTTTACTGCCTGGTTTACTGCTGAGGCGCCTACGGCCCTCAACTTCACCTGCGGTGATTCGTATAAAGCATGGGCAATAGCAGACCCTAATGATTGCGCATTTGAGCCGGCACCTGCCCGGAGGATGTTTTCTTCTGGAGTTTCAGTCACGAGTTATAGTCCTTTAGGTTCGAATTTTAGTCGCCTACCTAAAGACTATTCTAAGGTGTATCGCCGTATCCCGCATCCTTAAGTAGCTTTACAAAATCTTCTAACCTAAGGAGGGTCACCCACTCCCCAATAGAAGCCTCTCCTTGCCCGTTTAAGCGGAGTACAGCAACAGGTAAGTCTTTTCCATTAGAGCGATCTTTTAACTGCTTAATAACCGTACTAGGGCTGAAATCCTTGCGTGCCTTAACTTCCCAGTCAATTCCGATTGTGCCTGTAATATCTGTACCAGGACGACCCGCACCGGTGGATTCAGCAAAGGGAAAACCGTGCTCTGCTAAGTAGTTGGCTACTACTTTCTGAGAGCGGTAACCTCTATGCTTCCTGCTCTGACTTGGCATCTAAACCCTCCTTGGCTAAATACGCATCAACTATGTTTTGGTTCTCTTGCATTTGCTTCTCTAGGGTAGCAACCTCAGATTCTGTTAAGGTGTCTTTGTTTTGTTCAAAGAGTTGCTTCCCTAGTTCAAATGCCTGTATAAACCTAGACATATTAAACTTTTCCCGATCTTTAAGAAAGGCTTCTTGCTCAGATTTGCGAAGTGCAATCTTATCTTGGCGTTTACTCATTTTTACTCCTAATAAAAGCTACTAGTTCTTCACAATCACATCTATCTAATCCATGGTGGTTAGTCCACTTTTTATCAAAACTTGAATTATCATCATGTCTTTGCTGAACTTCTAAGGCAATTTGCTCACGAAGATCTTTATCATGCATAGCAAGAGTCTTTGTAATAACTTTTACTCCCAACTCTTCATCTGTAAATAAAGAGAGCTGTTCGTATGTCATGTGTTAAATTTTCTTGTCCTAGAACGCATACCGCCTCCATCTGAGGTGCGGCGTGTTAACTCACGAGAGACTAGTTGAGAGTCACGCTCTACACACTGAGTCTTTGTCTCAATAAGCTTACGGAAAGCATATTTAATATCCGCATCCTGTTTAAGATCTTGAATAGACTGGCTAGCACCGATAATGGCTTTGATAATAGTAATCTTATCCCCGCCCTTTGCACCAGTCCAGTTAGCCATCATAGCTGCATCTTCAGCGTTATCTAATGCCCTTTGAGATTCCCTCTCATTGATGATAGCAATAGCATGTGCTCCAGCTAAGTGATCGTTCCACTGCGTGAACTGTACGAATAGATCCATAAGACCTTCATCATCAAGCTCTGTGATATCTCGAGGTAAGCCGGGTATATCGTATTTAGGCTTCGGTGTCAGGGGGAATCCTAACTCCGTAATAGTATCAATTGCTTTCTTGGATATGGAAAGGCTCACAGCGTTTACATCCCTTCTCTGGATTAGTTGAGCAAACAGGTGGGCGTAGATTTTCTACAGCCCAGGCTACATCTCGGGCTTTCTCAAAAATATCAGTAGTAAATTCGGGAGAGTACTGAACTACAAACTCTTTATAGTCTTGGTTAGCTTTAAGCTCATAGATAAAAACAATCTCATTAGGGGCAGACTCTAGTATGCCCTCCTTAACCATTAGGTGGCAAAGGTGTAGATAAACCTGTCCCTGTAACTGGTGAGCACGAAAAGGCATCTTAATATTCTTCCAGGCTTTTTCTATGTCACCTTCAGCTTGAGCAAGGATTGCTGGTGCTTCATAACGAAGGGTTCCAGAACCAATCGACTTGATCTCAATAAGGAAGTCTTCCCCTAGGCCTTTTACCCAACCATCGGTATGTCCGGCCATCATATGCTTAGCGCTAGTTAAGGGGAACTCTGCATAGGTATGAGTCTTTGAAACTTCAGAAGAGAGAAGTGGTCCAACTCTTTTCTTGCCCTTCTGCCAATAACCATAGAGCACACCCATTTCCTGTAGCCACTGTTGCCACTTAGCATGGATAACGTGACCTTCTGCAAAAATAGAGGCCATACGTAAACCGGGCTTATCTCTTACTTCTTTATGGTTACCGAGTAAAGAATGATACTGCGCTAAAGCGCACCACTCTGATTTAATAATGTCAGAAGGGTGGATAACCTGCATGTTACGTGAGTCAAAAGGCTTAGAGATAACGTGGCGTTCAATAGAACCCATAAGTCTGGTAGTGCGCTTGTTTGCTTCAAGAAAAGCTTTTAAGTCTTTACTCGCTATTGTTCTTGGTTTTCCCATACTTTCCGCCCTCTTTCTTTAGCCACTCGTCTAAAGTAATATTTTGTTTAATAAGATTACGTGAGACCGCGTTGCGTTCTCTGTGAGACATCCCACCAAATATTCCATGCTGCTCTTCATTCATTATAGCCTCTTTGAGGCACTCTTGTCTAACTGGGCAAGATGGTCTACCATCTTTACCTAAACAAATTGCCTTGGCTTTATCTGCTATAGGTTTGTATAAAGCCTTATCACGGGGTGGAAAAAATAACTCTGTGTCTTCGCCCCGACACTTAGCCTCATACCGCCATGTCCATGACGGATCATCACTATAACGCACTAATCACCTTTTACTGAGTTGCGTAACTCAAAGAAATCCTCCTCACATAGAACAACGTAGTTCTCACCATCTAGGTGTAGCCCAAGCACCGGCATTCTGCTATCTAAGATAGCTTCTGTAGTTATCTTCTTAAGTACATCAGACTTAATAGTAACTTGTTTCTTTCCTGTCCATTTGTGCTCGATAAGGAGGTCGTCACTTCTGACGTCCCCCTTACGAGACCAAAATGCACCGGAGGCAGCGCTGCGCTGGCCGCCTACAATCTTCTCTAAGCGCTTTTCGTGCTTAAGAGATTGCTTTTGTCCTTCACTCTTCACTGTCAGCTTCGTTAAGCATCAAGATCGGATTAGATCTTAGCGTGTCCATTACGGCTATGCTAATCTCACTAGCTAAGTCTACCTCCTCGCGGAGGGATTCGATCAACGCTTGAGCGCCCTGCCACTTACGATCACCGTAGTACATCCAGCCACCACGGCGGTCAATGATGCCATTTAGGATACCTAGGGCAACAATCTCCTTACCGGTGTCATAACTGCCTGCATCAATTGGCCCACCTTCTGCGAAGTAGAAGTCTAGATACGCTGTCTGTTGCGGTGGGAAGGTCTTGTTCTTAATAGTTCTAACCCGGATAGTCTGTCCAATCCGGCGCTTATCCTGGCCAGTTCCAACCTCCAACCAGTCATCACGCTTGACTTCTGCTCGTATACTATAGGCGTAGTCTTTTCCAAGACCACCTGGGGTGGTACGTGGATCTCCATGCATAACTCCGATTTTCATTCTATACTGATTAATCATCATGCCTAGTACAGGACGCTCTGCGTCTACTAAGTCTCGTTTTGTAGCGGAAGCCACCTTGCGGAAGAACTTATTTGTTATTAAAGCTCCTCGTCCAACGGTGAATTCCTCCATATGTTTCTCATCTTCTGCGCTAGGTACGAGGGCAGGAAGGCTATCAACAACAACCATATCCACAGCTTTACTTTCCATGAACTGAATAACCGCATCAAAGGCGTCCTCCATACTGTTAGTCTCTACTAAGAGGACACGCTCTGTATCCACCCCGCATAATGTTGCATACTGAGCATCGAACGCCTCAGCAGCAATCCAAACAGCGGTAAAGTTTGGATTAAGTTTTTGATTAGCACCAATAGTACGTAACGCAAGTGCGGTCTTTCCATGAGAAGCTTCGCCCACTAACTCAACCCAGTGATTCATGGGCCATCCACCACCAAGGACAACGTCTAAGGTAAGTGATCCGGTAGTAATGCGTTCTGGTAGGCGTACTTGACTAGCCAGTACTACTGTACCGGCACCGACCTTCTTATTGATGTTTGCTACAACCTTTAGTGCTTCTGAATTAATAACTCCCATTACCCGATCCTATCTACGATTGTTCCTGGATTAAACCCGCCACTTTGTCCCATTTGTTTTGCTGCTTGAGTAGGTCCGCTACTACTGCTTCCGGTGCTAATTGATCCTGACCCACTTTGGGTAATTGGGTATCCGCAGTCATAACAACGCATACGTTGTGTGCCCTGTGGGGCAAAATAATTTCCGCTATTGCACTCAGGGCAACGATCGCTCATACGAGATGTACGAGCCTTAGTTACTAGCTGATCGTTGTCTGGATCGTAGTTAACCTGCACGTTTGGCTGTTGTGCAGGAGGAACATACGGTTGACTTGGAGCGGGTCCTGTGGGGGGCGTGGGACTAGATAGTCCTTTTCCTCCTAGTTTATTTGCCCACCAGTCATTATTTGCCATGTTTTGCTCCATTCGAATGTATAAGGTCTAAACTGTATAGCGTAGAGATACAAGAAACTGACGAGGATAAAGAGACTAATCTGAATAACTTAGTCATGTCTTCTATATCTATACTGTTTAACTTCTCTTCTGTGTCAACCTCATCAGATAATACGTAGGCCGCTGCTGCAATCTTTGCAGCGATATCTGCATGAGAGTCAATAAAAGGTAATAGGTGAGAAAAATATTCTAATCTATCTTGGCTTGCACGCTCTTCCATCTCTGCAACTTCGTCAGAAATTGGTGGAAGCCCTAAAGCTTCAGCAATGTCTTCTGCAGGTTCTAGCATTGAATCATAGATTACCTGCCTGATTAAAACAGGAAGCGGAATTGTTAGCATGCGATGAAGCTTCCATTCCTTATTTCTTTTTTTACCAAACATTATTTTGCATCTCCCCATCTATTAGCAATAGTTACTTCTGCCAACAACGGTATGCTGAGAGCATTTATGCCTTCCATAGCTTCACGAATTGCTGCCTCTGTTTCCTCTACTAGGTTTTCTGGAGTAACAGTTACAAGTTCATCGTGAATAGTAAGAATTAAGCTTGCTTTATCAGGTATTAAGTTATGTGCCCTAATCATAGCAAGTTTTATAAGATCTGCTGAAGACCCCTGGATAACCGTATTAAAGGCCTGGCGCTCTGCCTGAGCACGTTCCCACATCACATTGGAGCGAAGGTTAGGTAAGTACCGGCGACGCTTTAAGTAGGTCAAAGCATGAGGTACAGGACCACGACGGCGAGCATCGCTAATGACCTGCTTCTTATAGCGCATTACTGTAGGAAACTTAGCAGCAAACTGATCTAAAAGATCTCTAGCCTCAGTAACTGAACAACCGATATCGGCTGCTACCTTATCCGGTCCAACACCATACATAACCGCTAAGAACAGAGTCTTACACTTAGGGCGGTCGTCAATACCAAGAAGTTTACCCATAGTTACATAGACGTCTTCACCGTTCAAGTAACCTTCACACATAAGGCGATCACCACTAAAGGAAGCGGTAACACGAGGTTCAATCTGAGAGTAGTCGGCTACGATCATCTTGTAGCCCTCTGGTGCAACAAATAGGTTACGAATAGCTTTACCGTTTATGCTCTTAGAGTTAGGAATGTTTTGAAGATTAGGGTTGCGGGAAGCAAACCGGCCAGTCTCAGCACCGTACTGGATAAAGTCTGTGTGGATCTTACCCTTTACAAGGAGACTCTTTTTAGCCACAATCTTAGACTTACCAGAAGTTGTGCGTGTAATATCCCCACCTAAATACGGAATTACATATGTAGTTAAAAGCTTATTAAGATCCGCGTAGTTAAGCAAGGCATCAACAAAAGCATCCTTACCCTGAAAGATCTTTAAGGCAGGCTCTGACACAGAGTAGTCTGTGATAGTAAGGTCGTTTCCTGTTTCTTCGTTAGCCTTACCTTTTGGAGTTAAAGCGTTACGCCCCTTAGGTTTTAACCCACGACCGCCATCTGCTTTTGAACCAAATACTAGTTTCTGCTTTTCAGGTATGCTATTAATGTTGAAAGCTTTACCAGCTAACCGGTAGATAGTTGCTTTAGTAGTCTCTAACTGAACCTCTAGTTCAGTCTTTAGCTTACTGAGTTGATCTACATCAATGTTTGCTCCGTGTAACTCCATGTTGGAGATAACCTCAAGCACGTCCATCTCTAAGCGAAAAAGTCCACGAAGGTTGTCACGATCAAGATCCTCAGAATACTTCTGCCACAGTTTCCAAGTCCACTCAGCATCTAAAGCAGCATAGGCAGCAACCTCATCAAAGCTGTAGACCTCTACTTCTTTACCAACACCCTTAACCATCTCGTACCCGAACTCACGCTTTAAGCAGTCATCAAGACCTAAGTTAAGACGGTTCTGACTATTAATAAT